CTGCACCAGATACTTGCAAATCTGCTGAATAACCAACAACATCACCGACAGGGCTTGATATTGCGTAGTTTGTCAATATTGCCTCGCCTGTGTACTTAACTTTACCTGAAGCAGTTCCCTCTGGGGAATACTCAAAAGATAAAGTTGCTGATTGTCCAACAACTGCGCCAAATATTGCGTCTGCTGTTGCGTCCCAAAGACCAGTTAAACCCATAGTAGAATCTTTCAATCCAACTATGTAAGTTTTATTACTAGCTCCTAGTACGCTTGTTTCAGCAACATCTGCTGTTTCTGGAAAGTCCACATTATTTACATAAGCTGAAATATCAGTAAGCGATCCAGATGCGTTATCTAGTTTAAATACTGAACTTTTACCATGTACAAATGCCATTTTCTCTCCTTATCCATTTCGTCCAAAACCTACAATAGCATTTATTGTCGGTGTTGAACTTCCTCCGATAGTATTATAGACACGTATGTATCTATTTATCGTTGTTCCACTATCAACATACTTGACTTGTGAAGTCGCAGCTGTTGCTTGTGTGAAAGTTATTAAATCAACATAAGTAACGTTGTCTGCACTATGTTGAATTTTTACATCTCCTGTTGGGCTTGTTCCACTAACTGATGTAACTATTAAATAAGCCCCACAACCATTTGAAGTAGATGAAGCATTGTCTTGTGCGCTACCTTGTGCAGCTGTTGTAGTGAAAGCTGAAGCAGTCAATACTGTTCCGTTCCACATTCCCTCGTCTGGCTGAACGTCTATTGAAGTAGCAACTATATCGGCTACTGGACTTGATACGCCGTAATTTACTATATTACCTTGAGCAAAAGTTGTTTTATCTCCTGTGTCTAATCCGTCAATACCCATAACCAAATCAAAATCTGAGCCACCTAATAATGGTTGAATAACGCCGTCAGCTGTTGCGTCAAAAAAACCTGTTAAAGAAAAAGTTCCGTCTTTTTCGCCAGCTATATAAGTTTTATTATCATTTCCAAATGTTGTGCTTTCAGCTGTGTCTGCTGTTCGTGTTGCGTCTATGTTATTAAAATAAGAACTGTAATTACTTGAATTAACATAAATCTTAGTATCTTTTCCGTGTTTAAAAGCCATTATCTACTTCTACGCCTTCTTCTTCTTGTATTTCCAGAGCCGTATTTACCCATTATTCTTCCTCATCTTTCTTTTCATACCAAGCCTCATTTTCTGGTGTTGTAGGATCGTCAGCAATAAAATGTCCTTTTTCATCTCTAGCTCTTATTAGTTCCTTTTCTTTTTTCTCATCATATTTTTCTACAATGTTTTGTTCTTTCAACCATTTAAGACTTTTCTTTGGAACGACAGTATCATCTATTACAGATCCAGCTTCCAAATGTTCGTCTTTAATATCAAAACCAATATTTACTTTTAACTTCATGCTATTACTTCTACCTCAAATTCTACGCCTAAGTAATCTATATTATTAACAGTATAGACGCCATAATTGGTTGCTTCAACAACTCGACAAGATTGTGCTGAGCCGTCTAGCGTTTGATCACTTTCAACTTGAGCTTTAACTGATGAGGCCCCAGAGCTTGCTAAGTATGCGTCCAATGTTTCTTGGCTGTCCTGTGCGTCCACTCTAGACATATAAAGAAAGATAGGTATTGTGTACGTATCTGCACCTCTAGCCATTGAAGTATCATACTCAATGGATTGCACAACACCAACAACTGCTGTCGGTGGCTCTATACTGTCAGGAACATAGTTATAAACAATTAATGAGCTGATGTTTCCTAAATTTGTTCCAATGCCGTTTCTTATGCTTGTTAAACTCGCCATGAAACAATACTAGCACATAAAAAAATCCACCCATGAATTAACACAGGTGGATTTTAGTTTTTGTTGTATTACTTAAGCATACTCACAAGCGCTTATGGAAGTCCAAGTTGGTTTATGAGCTCCCATAGTTTCTGCTTCTTTTTCTATTGCAACAGCATCTCTTATTTCTTCTCTGTTTACAATGTCCCAAGCTTCATTCTCGCTTAATCCATCAATTACGTAAGTATATTTTTTAGTAATTGTTATTTCTACTGTTTTGTCTTTAATTGTCATTTTGTTTCCTTTTTTTGTTTTGTTCATACACCTATTATATTAAATCTAAGATTAAATGCAAACTTTAAGGATCAATAGTAGTTGCGTTTTTTAATTTATTTTTAAATTTTATCGTAATTTTGCAGGTCTAGATCGCTTCCACTGCAACTCAACACTTTTAGCAGCTGCCTGTAAAGCTAATTTTCTTTTACTTTCGCTTTGTTCGTAGCCCATTTTTATAAATGGAACTATTGGCGTTCCTTTTTCTGAAATAGATTTTGCTACTAAATAAACAGGTATGCCTTTAGCATCTGCCCATTTCTGTAAAGGTGCTAATGGTGGCCAATGTGGTTTTGTTCTATCAAATCTATCTTTATCTTGTGGATATTTTAAGTTTTTATATTTGTAATTTCTATCCATATAACCATGAACATAAGAAGCATAAGGTGTAGTAGAGAATACTTTAACGCCACTAGGTAATCTTCCTCTTTGTGCTACTTTTTTATATTTAATTTGAGACTTTAATTTGCCTGTAAATTCTGGTGTATTCTTTTTAGCTTCATGTTTGACTATTTTTCCAACTGCATTGAAATAATTTCTTAAAGGTGTTTTTAATAATTTAGCTTCGTCTAACCTGGATCTTAATTGTTTGGCTCCTAAAACTTCTATTTGGAAGTCTTTATTTACACCAGCCATTATAAAGTTCTTTTTATATAGCCTTTAATAAGTTTCATAGCATCAGGATCAAATTTATTAAATAATTCTCCTGTGCCTGTTTCTGGATTTCCATAAGTAGAAAATGGACTATCTTTTCTTTTAAATAATCTTGTAGCTTGTAATAATGTAGCTTGTTTAACAGCATGAGGAACAGCCGACCAACCCCATTGTGCAGTTATTTTTACTTGCTTTACTATTGTTGAGTCAAATCGTTCTGATGATCGAGTATCTAATATAGTAATTGCTGTTATTGGTTGATACTGAAGCCCTGCAACTTCGTTCCCTGCGTCTAATGGTTGAGTGTAAAAATCAGTATTTATTGTTAGCGTTGTATCGTGTGTTCCGTCATCAGAAGTATCTATTAAAACTGCTAAGCCACTTGGAGAAGATATGTCTGGAACATCTAAATATAATGGATTGATAGGTGTGAAATATTTAGTATCTGAACTTGTTTGAAAGAAAAATCTGCCACAAATAGCGTCTATTTCTCTACTAGCACTATCAACTGCGCTTTCTAAATTAGTATCTTGGCCACTACCACTTAAACCTAAATAAGTTTTTAACTCTGCAAGCGTGCAGTAGCCATTAGTAATGGCCATAAGGTTTTACTTACCTTTATTTTCAGCAGGTGCTTTAGCTTTAGATCCAAGTCCCCACTCTTTTGCTTGTGCGTCTGATACTTCAGATCCAGCAACACCGAGTAGTTTTCCTTTAGCCCAACCTTTTGGCATTTCACCATGTTTGGCTTCAGCTATTTTTCCTGCGTCATTCATGTAAACATCTTTTTTTAGTTTCATCATTTTCTTTCCGACTTGCAACTCGGCCTTGCCGTTAAAACTAGACCGAGTTACTAAAGTCATTATCTTTCTAAGTTACTTTCGTCCTTAGAAGTTTGTTATTTTAGCGAAAGCAGTTGCTCTATAAATAGGCAAGCCCATTCTTACAGTTGCTTTCATAACAATAATATCTTTTACAAAGTTTTCATCATGGCTATCAGACATAGCTACTTCCATTCCTTGTCTTGCAACAATATGGATAGCTTGACCTCCGCCAAATACACCAACTAAGCAATCTCCTGCTGAAGTTTCAGTTGAACTAACAACTGGAACACCCCATAATCTTGGTGTAACAGCGTCTCCGAAGCTACCAGCTCCAACAAATAATGGATTTAAAGCTCCACTTGTTGTAACTGCATTAACTTCAGTAACGACCTGATACCAATCTGATGGGTGCATTACGATAGCGTCTGGATTCATAAAAGCGTCTTTTTGAATTTCTGTTATAGCTTCAAAAATTTGCCCAATTCTCTTTAAGTTTCCACTAAAAGAAGAATAGTTAAATGAATTAATTCCAGTCTTGTTGAGAATACCAGTTAAGTTCACGCCCGAGCCTGAACCACCGATTATTTGGTCGGAAATTGTTTGTCTTACCATAAACCTTAATCTACTGTCAATGTAACCTTGTGCAGCTGAAACGTCAGCTAAAAGTTCTTCAGTCATTGGAATAAATGCACCAATTTTTCTGATTTCCTCTGTTCTCTCTGTGAAAGCTAAAGCGTTTTCACCGAGTGCGCTTCCTTCGGCTGTTGGAGCTGCGTTGTTAGTATATGTAGTTTCCTCAAGATACTTGTACTGATATTGGTCAGTAGTAATTGTATCTATTAAAGCTGGAATAACATACGGATCTAACTGTGCAGACTCTTGGATCCTAGGTGCTCTTACAACACCTGGAGGCCAAGTAGTTTCAGTTACAGTAGTTTTAGTTTCTACTCTTGGATCCCACTTGAGTTCAGATTTAACATTTTTAATTCCTGTTTCCATAAAAGATTTGTAAGCGTCAGATTCTAAGAAAGATTGTCCTAATGTTTTAGGTGCTTCAACTTTTTCAGCGTGTATTGCTTTTGGCTCTACTGCTTTTCCAGCTTCAACTGCCTCTTCCATTTTGGATTTTTCGGTCTCAATTTTAGTAGCTTCTTTTATTTGATCTACTAATTCAGACATTCTTTCGTTTCTCTTAGCCCACTCTTCTTTTTTTTCACTATCAAAGTCTGTTGTTTCAACATCTTTGAACTCGTTAAGAGTGTTTTCTCTAAGCTCTTGTAGTTCCTTTTTGAGTGTTCCTAATTTACTCATAATCTCCTACAATTCCTCGTCCATTGTTTCCAATAGGACTTTTTCTGTTTCTAAAAGAATTGTCGTATCGTCTAATTCTTCTTTATCTTCGCTTTCAGCACCTGCTACGTCTAAAAGACTATCTATATCTTGATAGACTTCTTGTAAGCTGTCCTGTAACTCAGATAAAACCTCAGTAGACTCATCAGACAATAACTTTTCTTTTTTTATGCGTAAGGCAGTAAGCTCCTTAGCACGCTTTAACACTGCTGATAACTTGATAAGCAACTCATCAACGTCTGTGCTAAATCTTGTTCCTGTTGGCTCTTTTATTTCTTCTATATCAGATTGTTCTTTAACTAGAACTGTTTCGGTGTTTTGATTAGCTCCAACCAACACTGGTGATACTTCCCAAACTTTTACTTCGTTTAAGTATCTAACCTCTACTTCTTCTTCATTGTCTTTTTTAAAAGTACCATTTTCACTTTCCATGACTTCATAGCCAAAAGACCATTGTTGTAAATCGCCCATAGCTTTAACTGTGTTAAAAGCGTCTCTTCCTCTTTCGGTGTCCATAATGAATTGACCTTTAAACACAGCCCTGTCTTGTTCTTGTATTATTTGACCTCTACCGATTACGTCTTTCCAATCGTGAGCCCAAACCATAGCTACGCCACGATCACCATATCCAGATTTAATTGAATTTGGCCTGACTACGTCTCCGTCGCTATCTATCTCATTGAAAACTGAAAATACTGCTTCAACTTTCCCCTCTACCTCGTTGGTAGTTGTTAATTTAACTTCTTTGTGTTGTAAATTTTTACTCATAATAATCTCCTATTATATCCTAACTTCGTGAAAAATCATAGAACATCTACAATTACATACTAGTCCAGCAGGAGCTCCTTTACTACTATCCCCTGGATAATTCATAAAATAACCTTGTACTGAAAAATCTTCTTCTTGATTTACTCTTATAAGGTCCATAAAAGCATGAGCGTCTCTAACAAGTCCGTCTCGTCTTGTTATCCATTCTTTTTGTAAAATAAGTCCTGTTTGTTTTGCGCTTTGATTTAACGACCAATTACTTAAAGCAGTTGTTTCTGTTCTTGCTATATTCATGGCTCTTCCCAAATTCTTTTTACCTAAACTATCTGATATGCCTTTGCTTACAAAATCATTAAATTTAGATCCAGTTAAACCTAAATTATTTGCTTGATCTATTGATTTTCTTAAAGATGTGTTTAAGTTTTTTTTCATAGTTTTACTCATGTCTGGAACGTAAGTATTTAACCTTTGTTCTATAAATGATTTGGCTGCTCTGTTGTAACTATTTCTATTTAAAGGGATTGCTTGACCTCTCTTTCTTCTTGGGTGAAATCCCTCTGCTATTATTGTTTGTCTTGGTAATCTTCGCCTGGATCTTAAAATTTGTTCTTGTTCTGCTTCTGTATATACATAATTTTCTTTAAATTCATCTGGTAATAAAAGTTCTACTTGTAAATAAGCGAAATCAATAGCCAAACTTTCATATAAAGGTGTTACATTCTCTATCCAACTTTTACTATTTCCGTCTATCACGCTATTTAATAAAGGTATTATGCCAGATATGTTAGGTGGATTTTCGGCTAATGTTTTGTTGATTGCTCTAACTTGACCTTTTAAATTTTGATAATATGCTTCAGCCATAACAAAATCCCAATTACTTAAAAGTTCATTATAAGATTTCCAAATATCATCTTTAACTTCTGCTCTTTCAAAGCGAGAAGTTCTTTTATCCCAATCTAAATCTCTTAATTGGTTTCTTCTGTTTATTAATTCCCTTGCGCTGTCGTAATTATTCTTCTTCTTCATCTTCATTTTTTTCTAACCATGTATTATGCACTCGGCTACCGTCAGCTGTAAATGAATAAGTATCTTCTATCTTTTTATTTTTTTTTGGATCGTTGCTATATCTGGATATTTGTCTTAATCTTCTTTCAGCTAATTCTCTTGTTGCGTAACAACCCATATTTCTACCACTATCTTCTGCTATTACACAGAATTGATCTTCAATTTTCTTAATTACTTTTTGTCCTTTGTTGTCATCATCTTCTGTTTCTGTTGCAGCTTCTGGTGTATATTCTGGTGTCTGTTGATCGTTAGTTACTTCTGGTTTAGGAATTTCTAAATTAGCAGGTGTTGGTATTACATTCATTCCAAGTAAATAAACTTCTTGTTCTTCTGTTGTTGGTAGTCCTACTTGTTCTCGTGCTTCAGCAACTGTTATCCAACCACCTTGTACGCCAGTATTTAATCTATTAACTAAATCATTTTGGTCTGTTTGCAAGGCCCTCACGTCTGAGAAGTCATATTCTGCTTGATACAATGAGCTATCTTCATAATCTTTTAATAAGATTTGTTGAGTAACTTCTTCTCCTACCATTCTCCATAAAGGGATCAACTTATTTTCAGTAAAAAATTCTCTTAATTCTCTAGCGTTTGAATAAGTAGCATGCTTTAATCCTGCACCTAAACCAGCAAGAATAGCTGGTACTCCTAACACAGCATTCTTCTC